AAGATCTTGACCACCAGCAGTTCCATTATCCATAATTTTAAAAGGTGCTGTGGCATCAGTTACTGGCACAATATATGTAAAAGTTGATGAAGGAGTAACTGTCGAACCATAAAAAGTGCAGCCTGTGGTTACTGAGTTAATTTGTAATTTTGTTGTATTGTTTCCAGTATCAGTAACTCTAATATTCTTAAATATTACATGCAAATTATCGTAGCCACTTAAACCAACAGTATAACTTGTTCCAGTAGAAACTGTGGTTGTAGATAATAATGCGTAAGATTTTGCAGTTGCAGGGGCAGCAGGTGTTGCCCATGATGGAATCCCACCGCCTGAAACTGTTAAAACTTGAGATGCGCTTCCAATTCCCAATCTAACTGGTGTTGATCCAGGGGATGAATAAATCACATCACCTGTTGTTGTCATTGGATTTGTCATGCCCGCTGCATCAGCAGACCACACAAAATCCATGTCAGCATTTGTGTTTTTCTTTAACACCTGACCAGTCGTGCCACCTAATAAATCACCCATTGATGTGGCAACCGCTTGACCAAAAACCTCAAAGTCAGCGGGTAAATCAGTCACCAAATCGGTGGCAGTAGGCATCTGCCATCCAAATGGCGTGGTTGGATTACTCATATTTTATCTCCGTTTCTATGCAACAATTGTTGCGTTTTCCCATGTAAGTATTGGTGAAAGTGTTTGCCATTGTTCAGTGATCGGCACATCATTCCAGCGCATCGCTTGGAGTGAGTAAGCCAATGGTGACATCACTGGTGAAATTGAAACCTGGTTGTATGCCGCCTTAATTGTCCAGCCCTCAACAAATCCCTGAAATGATCCTGCACTCATGTTTAATGGCAGATCAGCAATTGATACTGGCATCCCCATGAATATGTTTATTAATGAATCTCTATCCGTATCAGTGATTTCAGAGTTGGTTAATTCAAAAGTTATTGAGTTAAACATCGGCTCGGGATAGGCACGAATTGAAAGATAAAAATCTGCCTGATCCTGGGCATCTGTTGCATGAAATATTGTTGTGGTAAATATCTGCGCCAAATCTCCATATATGCCAATTGATTCAGCATCAGTTGCGCTCACCTCACTGGATGAGGTTGAACCATATTTAAGCGTGACATTATTGCGAACATCACCTGCACGAGTTTGTATCTTTAGTGAATTAGCCAGGGCTTCATTGGCACTTAAATCAACATAACCATTTGTTGCAAGGTAGTTGGTGCGGTGAGTTGAATCAGCGTAGGAGATTTGACCCTGGGCGTTTTCGTATAAATAACCCAGTCCAGAGTTTGCCAGTGCTGAAACTAATGAATAAACATCAGTGCGGCTTGACCCACGATTTGCCAATTCATAATTCCCAGGGCGATCAATCTCACCCAATCCAGTGTTAAATGCAGCAGACCAGGCAACTGGTGAAGCGGTTGCCCAGGTTAATGCAGCAGGAACGGCATTCCATTGAGCAAATAACACTCCCTGCAAAATCTCATAAATTTGATCTCCATCAAAATCTTTTGCCAGCACTCCATCAGTTAATGTTTTCGGCAATCTTGCCAATGCACCTAATGCAATCAATGTGACTGTTTGTGAATAAGCAACTGATCCAACATCTGTAACTGAAACTGCAACATCTACAATTGAGCCACCAAATATCGGCACAAATGTTGCTGTTGAATCCTGCAATTCAACTGTTATTGATTGATTGATTTCAGCCAAAATGGGGGATTGATCCAGGTTAATCAATTCAATGTTTATGTATCCCGCTTGCGCTTGGGTGTAAATATTGGTGCGACCACTAGTGATCGTTAAATTGGCAAGGATTGCAGTTGTGTAATTAACTCCATTTATCTTAACCCGCCATACTGGATTCCAATTGCTCATGGTGTAGTTACCAAATTGGTTGCTCCACCCGTGCCACGATAAAATGAATCATTGTATAAATCGTTTAATGCTCTCACTGTTCCCTCGGGATCAATTGCCCCATTGATTGTGATGTTCACCTGTGGCGGTGTCGAGCCACCGCTGATCAGCCTTGACATCTCGGCATCTCTAGCCGCATCACTCATTGGCATTCGCATGGGTGTGGCATTGGCAGCAATAATCGTGTTTGCAACTTTTTCCAGGGAAGCAAATTCATCCATCAGTGAACTAAAGACTTTTTTTCCTTGCTTATTTGTGAGTTGATTTGTTTCCAATGCAAAATCTAATTCCTCAAATTCTTTGATTAAGCGATCCATTTCATTGTTCAATTTGTCGATACTGCCAATAACTTTCGGTGATTGAGTGACCACGCCACCACCACCACCACCTGCAGTGCCACCACCACCACCACCTGCAGTGCCACCACCACCACCACCTGCAGTGCCACCACTGCGACTTAAACCTTGACCACCATTTTCACTAAAACTGCCGCTGCCTATTACGCCTGCAATGTTGAAATCTCCAACATCAATATCTGAGCGACTAACTAATTTCTGGGCGGCTGCTAAAACTCCTGCTGCGATTACTGCTGCTCCAACACCTGCTGCTGGGTTTATGGCAAAGTAAGTTGCTACACCCGCAACTATTGCTGATGCTTTCAAAGCGTTATATGCCCTGATTAAAGTGGTGATTGCAGCAATTGTGCCTGCGATTGCAGCGGATATTTTTGAAATTACAAATATTGTGCCAATAATTCCTGAAAGGATAATCAATTCATCTTTTAAGTTTATTACTGTTTTGATAACTGATTTGACACGCTCGCCCCATTGAAATGCATTCTTTTCTGAATCCGTAAATGCGTCACTTAATCCACTATCACCAGTCAAGCCACCCACAAATGCATTCAATGCTGGGACTGCAACTGTCAAAACATATTCAGTTAATCTTTCGGTCACTGGGAGTAATGCAGTGCCAATTCTCTCCTGGGCTTCATCAATTGCAATTTTAATTCGCACAAAACTTTTCTCAACTGTCTGCGCTTCATTGGCTGCAAATCCACCAAATGTTCCAGTCAATTGTTTGAAAATATCATCAAAGTTTCCTGATTTTAATATTGATTGATCAATGCCTAAACCTAAACGCCCCAATGATGTGGCATTGCCATCATAAGCCTTGCCCAATGCATTGGCGACTGCCTCTAAGGGCTTGCCTGTTGCACTGGATACATCTAAAGCCAAATTTAATAAATCCTGAGCCTTTTGCACATCGTTTGTGCTTCTCGCCAATCGGCTAAATGCTGGGCGTAATTCATCATCGGTGACACCAATGGCAATTGATGTTTTGTCAATATATTGTCCAACGGCTGCAATTTGCGCACTGGTCGCATCGGTTGTTTTTTGCAATGTTTCTGTTAATTTCCTTTGTGCGCCTTCATCCGCTGCGGCATTTTGAACCATTTTGTATGTGAATGCTGCGGCGGCTGCACCTGCTGCCGCAAATGCCAATGCGGCTTTTTTGCCGAAATCAGTTAATTGATCGCCAAAAGATTGCACATTCTTTTGTGAACCCTTTAATGAATCCGCTAATTGCTTGGTTTCTGCAAGGATTGATAATTTAAGCGTTCGGGATTGGGTTGCCATTTACCATTCCTTAATGATCTGATCAAATGCATTTTCCCATTGATCCAAAATGTAAGGTTGCTCTCTGCGCAATGTAGGATAAATAAACCAACCCCTTGAACCCCTGCCAAATTTTCCTGACCAATTAGGAAATTGCTTAAATTTATTTGATCCAAATTCAGCCCCACCCCACAATTGTTGGGTAGTTCCCCCGCCGCTATATTTTTGGGCTGCAAATCCTAGATTTAACTCACCAATTTTTGATGATTTGCTCACCCTTGAACCTTTAGCAATTGGATCATCAATTTTGTTTTGAGTTTGACCTGATGCATCAATAATCTTTCTCTGCACATAATCAACCAATGCTCCTGATGTCTTTTTTGATTGAGCGATTGCTTCATCTTCCATTGCACCGATAACTTTGATAATGACTTTTAATTGTTGCTTGTTATACGCATCAGAATCAATTGCCATTTTTGCCACCCTTCAAAATTTCGACTGCGGTTAAAATCTGCTCTGCTGTTTCCCATTCCTTCATTGGGATTGATGTGGCAATTGCCAATTCAACCAATAAGCGGTTTAGGCTTCCTCTTTTGAAACTTTTGGGTCATCTGATCCCACCGCCACATCAACGGCAGTTTCACACCAGGCTTCAAAAGGTTTCACTGGTTTGCCACCTGCCTCACGCTTCATGGCGTGATATGCCAGGAATAACAAATCAGATACGCCAATTTTTTCCTGCGCTTGGCTGATGATGTTGCCTGTTTTCTGCTCCCACTTAGCCCATTCTCCAACCTGCGCCATATAGGTTTCTGATGATCCATTTGAATATTCAATTGTGATTGGTAATTTCATTTTTTTTGCTCCCGATCTCTCTAATTAGGTTAGTGCTGGAGTTGTCACACATGTGAATGACAATGTAACTGTTTGTGCATCAGGTGCAGTGCCGCCTGCTGATGGCAGGATTGGTTGAACATCAAATGTGAATACTGCGCCAGTTGCAGCAGTTAATGATGCAGCCAATGGTGTATTCGGTGTTGCTGTTGCAGCATTCCACAATGCCTCACACAATGATGATCCTGCGCCCCAATCGGCTAACATTTCGACTGCAAATGTTCCCTGGGTGTCAGTTGTGTAATAAGCCTTGCCATCAAGTGTCTGATAAGTGTTGATAGTTGAATCAACTGTCAGTGTCGCTGATGTTGCTTGGGCATCGTAGTTGTCAGAATCAATGGTGAATGTGACATCTCTACCTGTGATGATTGTTGTTGGCATTTATTCTCCTTCTATATCTTGGTTGTAATAAGTGCTGACCGAAAGATCAGCAATTAAGAGTGATGATGTGTTGATGTTTGTAATGGTTGGGCGTTGCACATCTCCGACAACATAACCATCAGGCATAACGCCTAATATTTGAATGACCAATTTTTCCAAGTTATCTAAAGCACCAGGATTCGAGTTGTAAGCAACTGCTGCGGTGATAACAAAATTTAATCTCACATTAACTGCTGATTTGCTGATTAGAGTTGATTCTAAATAAGGTGAATCAGGCACGATCACGCATGCAGGGGGAATTACCGCTTCGGGAACAAATGAATAAACTGTTGCTCCGATTGATTGCAATGCGGTGGCTAATTCACCCCGAACCTCTGCAATTGATGCGCTCATTGAGCAATTGTTGCTATATCAATGAATGGGTTTAGCAATCCCATTTGGCGATTTACCATGCTGCGACCAGTGCGAAATATTGTTTGAGCGAAATCAACACCCTCAGCAGTTGAACCTGGTGCAATTACTGCTTGGAATATGTCAGTGCTTAATCCCAATAAAGCATTCTTTATTGCTGGATTGTTTGCATAAATCTCAACCGCACTCGACCCATCAAGCACGGCAAGACCAGCGGGGATCACTGGTGTGATTATGGTGTCGGCTGCTACTACTGGAGCAGCAAACATATACACATCAGATGTTCGGGCATCGACTGTGTATGACGCATCATAATCACCACAACCAGTGACAATCACTGATTGACCCATCACGAAAAGATTTGCACGAGTTGTGTAAAAATAAATTGTGTTACTTACTATCTGATAAGAATCAATTGCTGAGTTGTATGCAGTTAGTAATGGCAAACAAATTTCCTCGGCGCTTTGTGTTATCTGATCCAAATATTCATTTGAATACATGGATTCAGACACGCCCAACACGGCTCTTAAATCATCCGCATCAATAATGGGCATGTCTGATCCTTTCTACATTTCGACTGGGTGCATTCGGGAGCGACTACACCCATGATTTACGGCTTAGGTGAAGTTAAACTTTCGTGCGCCTGCACCAATTTTGGTTGCAATTGCGCCATAAGAGTTGATGGAAATTTCCACTGTTCCGTCTGATGGCTTATTAACATCTAGGCGGTAGTTAGGGGATTCATACCATGTGTATGAATTAGGCTCAACAACAACCATTGAATCATCACCAGTTCCAGTAATGATGCCTGAGTTATCAACAAAGAAATTTAATCCTGCGACTAAACCAATTTGAGATTGACCATTTACCAAACCAGTTTGATTTGATGGCTGATAGGCATTAAATAATGGTGCGCCTGAAACATTGTAAGACATGATATTTGACCATTGGTCAGGGGAAACAATCAGTGACCTGGCGAATCTTTGTGTTGAACCATAGATTGCTGCATTTGATCGTGATGTAAATGCTAATAAACCAGCGGCAGTATTTGCAGTTGGTGTTCCATCAGCAGTTGCTCCAGCGAGTAATGCAGTGCCAACGGCTTTAGTTTGTGCCAATGCCATTGCTGAACCCATGATTGAAATTAACTCATTAAAGAAATCGGGCGAACTTCGCTCAATGATTTCTGTTGTCAGAATATTACGGCCTGCGTAGCGGCTGATATCTACATTTAAGAAAGCGGATGTAATTCCAGTATTTGAAACTGCGCCTTCCTCTGCCACTGCTGCAACTGTCGCAACTGCGGAAATTTTAGGAATCTGGAATTGAAGCCCAGCATCAGGCAAGTTTCCACGACTGATCGCATCAATATTTGCTCGGGTTGCATTGCTTAATCCATTGATAACTTCATTCAATTGGCGTGTTGGATTAAATGCTGGGTTAGTTGTGCCCAGGTTGTCATTTGCAGCCTTAACATAAAGTGCTGAATCTGAATTTGGATTTAATTGTGCCTTGATTGAATGCTCAACCCATGATCCCATATTTACAATTGGATTTCGTGGCTTGGCATAAAACATTGGTGTATGTGCTGTTGCTTGAATTGATTGTGTCGCCTCTACTGATTCAGCAGGTGCGGCAGGTGTTTCAACAATAGTGTCTGCCACTTTGTTTTCCCCTTCGGTTGGTTTTGTTTGATCTGTGTCCGCATTTACGGCTTCAGAATCCTCATTTGTTGCAGCAACGCTGGAAACTCGTGCTGATTTGATTGCTGGCTCACTGGTAAGTGCAACACCAGTTAAGTCACCTGAAATAACTTTCATTGTGCCATCCTTTTGCATCTCATAATCATTCACTGCCAATTCGACACTGAATCCATCCCGCAAACCATCCATTGCTTCAACCAATGCATCAGTGCCAGCGGTTGTGTTTGCAATCTTGAATGTCGCATCAATTGACTTATCACCATTCATTGTCATGGATAATGTTTTGCCAATTCTGCGTGTTCGGTCATGTTCCAAATTTAGAAAAACATCTTTCGGCGCAATTGATCCTTTAGCGAAAATAACCTTGCCAGTGGATGCATTTGCTGATTCATTAAAGGCAACAATTTTTCCTGTGATTGTTCGGGATTCAGAATCAGTTGCGGTAATGGTCATTGGTGTTGTCAGTTTCATAGTGCCATGTCCTCTTTTCTCATAATTTCATCAGCGGTCATTACGCCAATGCGGTTGTATATTTCATAAATCTGCGCACGCTCCAACGCTGATCCTCGGAGATAAACATCAAAGTCATGTCTGACTACCTGGGATGATGGAGTGAAATCGGGCATTGATAAACGCTGGGAAATCGCATCACAAATTGGAATCAAACTAAAGTCCAATAAAGTTTGTCGGGCGGTTACTGCATTTGAATATGTCATTGATGATCCACTTGGAGCATCAGTGAAATATGCAGGAATGCCACACGCCCTGGAAATTTCGGTGGCAATGTGTTCTCGGGCTGTATTCAAACCTAATTCATCAGGTGAGAATCCAACTTTTTCCAAGTTGATGTCAGCATTGAGATATGCAGTTGTGCGATTCCTGCGTGCAACGCCCCATTGCTCCAATAATTTTGCAATGCGATCAGCAGGTAATGCTGAGCCATTAGATTTTAATACCATTGATGGAATTGGCTCTCGTGCATAATTCATTGCCGCACGCTCCAACTCAGCACCAGTGCGAATGGTGCGACCTGCACGATTTAATACTCCAACATCACCAGGGTTGTAAAATACGATAAGACTGCCAATGCCTGAATCAGGTAATTTGTATCCACCATCTATTGTGTATCCTGTGATTTCAGTGGCATTGGCATTGGTTTCAATTCCTACACGATCAGGTGCAATGCGTTGCACTGATCTGATTCGCTGGGTGTCTGCATACAATTCAGTGCATTGAAAATATCCGTAACCATATAGCAAAATATCAGAGGCGAGCCATCCGTAAGTTGCTTGTCCTGGCAATCGTGGGTCAGGTGTATCAATAACTCTTGGCGCATCTAATCTCACTCCAGTTGAACGATCACGCAACACCAGAGGAATGCTTGCAATTGATGACGCAATAATATTTTTTGCACGACTGGCAGATGGGATGCTGATGAATTCGGAATATGTAGCGGAAATCGGGGTGTTCATAAATGTGTAAAGTGAATTCACATTATTCAAAGGCGCAAGATCAGTTGCGGCAACATCAGGAGATGCCACTGGTGCATCACTCTTTATTGTTCTGAATCTGTCCAGTATTGCCATGCCGCAATTTTTTCAGGGCAGTAGCATCAACCAACCAATATATCAACATCCGTTGATGGGCGTGTCGCAAAATGTGTCACCAGGGCAGATGCCACGGCAGCGCAAATTGCAGACTGACTGGCACGCCTTCCCAAGACCATACCCCCATCACCTCGGTGCAATTTGACCGCTGACAACATTTGCAAATTCAATTGCTCCTGATTTCTATGTCTTAATCTGCCTGAATTGATTGCAGATAACAATTCATCACAACTTTGTGGATAAAAGGAATCTGCCTCTAATACTGGAATGCCAGCAGGTCGCATCCGATCTGCAACCGCTGCTGATGTTCGCCTTGAATAAGCCAGGAACTCAATTGGATACTTTCTGCAATAGGCAGCGGCATCATTGGCGATGGCTTTATCATCCAGGGTTGAATCATTTGTCCAGGTGTGGAGCAGTTTGACTATGAATTGATCGTTGGGCAATTGCTGAGCAGCCACCAGGGCTGCGTGCCTTCGATCAGGTGAGTGATCAAGTGCCATCCAGGTGATTTTCTCAGGATCAAGATCAATATCCTCAGATGCACATGCTCGCCATTCAATCTCACCAACCGCTGCTGTAATCGTTGCAACCCATCTGCTCAATACCTCGGTCTGCACAACCTCATGCGGATCATTTAATAATTGCTCAATGTTGTCCAGGTGGATTGTGTGACCCAATGCGGGAACGGCAGCAATTATGTTTTTTGGATCATTGACATCATCTGTTGGTGCTGACCATTCAAAGTAAGCAATATTATCTTTTGCCCCTGCTGCTGCTGCAATACCCCGATCACGCAACAAATTCAATACCAATGAGTGCTGATCACCTGCCGAGGAATACGCCATGATCATTGGATTTTTTGCGGCTAAAAGGGAATACCGCAAACTGGCAAACGAATCCAAATCATGCTGCTCACGCAACTCATCAAGATGAACTGTTGTGGGGGATGTGCCTCGGGCTGCTGATCCACCTGCCTTGATCGCAAATCGATTAACACCAGTTTTGCCAGCAATAGTTATTTCCTCATTGCCATGTGACCATTTGATCCGTTGCACCTTTTTGGATAATTCATCAGATGATTCAATCATTCCAACCAATGTGCGAAATTGCTCCAGGGATGTGGTCAATCTATGGGCAGATGAAATTTGAAGCGGCTCATCAAAGATATAAATTCCAGCCAAAATGCGTAGCAGCATCAAAGTCGATTTACCTGATTGCCTGGACACAATTGTGCAGACCAGGGGAGTTGCCCATCTGCCATCAGGTTTAACTTTATGGGAATGCTCCAACACAAATTTTTGCCAGGGCATCAAATCAATTTTAAGTGATGCAGCAAAATCAATGATCTCTAAGCCCCGAGATGGCAAATCATTCAATGGCGTGTGGATTCTAGGGGTTGGTGAGCCAAATGCCCCTGCTAATGACTGACTGAAATCCGATTCAATCCGATCATCACCTGATGCACTTGGATCATTACTGATCACAACCGATTCAGCCTTAGTCATGACTTATGCTCACATTTGTGGGGGTAAAAGCATCATGGAGAGTCGGGGGTGTTCTGTCGTGCTCAAAAAACGCACCCCCCCTGCGTAAATTGCAGGATTTACATAACACTCTGAGATTGGAATCCATATCACTGCCATTTAATCGTTTCGGAATTATGTGATCAATATGCATTTGACCATCCACCTGACCACACAACTGACATGTTGCCTGATCTCTGATCATGATTCGCTTGCGTATCTCACGCCATCCTTTAGTTGATCCGTTACTCCATGCTTTAGACATCAGTAGTGTTTATTCTTTTGCCAATAAGCCCAGGCTAGGCATGGTGTTTGATGTCTGTGTTTTATGTATTTAATCCCTAGATTGATCTGCTCAATTGGATCAGTAGTTTTCATCTTTAATAGTTGAGGAATACCAAATGCACTTGATGCTTTATTCTTGGCTTTGTAATTCCAGTTGCTCTCTTTTGTCCAGAGTAATTCAAGACATCTGTATTGTTTTGCATCAACTACTACTGAATGAGCATATAACTTCAAATGATCAATAGTGGTTATTGAATAAGTTTTTTCGCTAAAGGTGATCTGCAACAGCAGGACACATAAGATTCCCGTTAGTGAGCCTCGCTTGGAGATCGTTGCGTTGCATCTCCAGCGGCTTGGTGAGCGTAGTGCATCTGTCAAGTCAATTGCCACTATTTGCAATCAGCGATTCGTCCACAATTTTAATCCCCAACGCTCCACAACCCAGGCATTGTGCAAACCATTCATGCTCAGTCAATTCAAAT